TCTGCGACAGCTCGTTACGAGGCTTCGGAGATGTTACGCGTTGCTTTTCGCCGCTCCGGTCACACCAATGAGTCGCAAAGAGCGCTTCTATCGCAATCCGGTGCTCATGTCGCAACGGCTGGCCGAGTTACGGAAGGCACGGGCCTCATGATTACAGAACGCGAATCGAGACAAGGCCGGCACATCGAAGCCCGCGAACGGGAGCGGGTCGCGATGGAGCTTCGCAAGGCTGGGGCCACGTACCAGCAGATCGGCGCTCAGATGGGCGTGAGTGAGGTTACCGCCTATCGGGTGATCCGGCGCGCTGTCGAGAGGCTCAACAAGCTCGTGGGCGATGAAGCGACCGGGATGCGACGTCTGGAACTCGAGCGCCTCGATCAGATCATGCTTTCGATCTGGCCGCACGTGAAACGCGGCAATTTGCAAGCCATCGACCGCGCGCTGAAGTGCATGGAGAGGAGATCCCGCTATCTCGGGTTGGATCAGCCCGTGAAGATCGAGGGCGATCTGACGCACTATCATGGCGACGACATCGACCAGCAACTTCGAGCGATTGCTCAAGAACTTAGATCCAGCAAGGAAATTCCGGTTACGTTGGGTGATGCAGGCGGAACTCCGGGCGAAGGAACTCGGGCAGGCGACCTCGAAACAGTTGACGCCTCCGGGGAACTGGCGAACGTGGCTGATTCTGACGGGCCGGGGATGGGGCAAGACTCGAACCGGCGCTGAAGATGTTGCACACTACGGTCTAACTCATCCAGCAACACGCATTGGCATCGTCGCTGCGACGACTGGCGACGGTAGAAAAGTCTGCATTGAGGGGGAATCCGGGCTACTTAGTTGTCTCCCCAAGGAAGTGATTCGTAAATGGAATCGTTCACTCGACGAGATTGTTCTTGCAAACGGGACGATCTATACTCTGTTCACAGCCGAGAAACCGGATAGGCTGAGGGGGGCTCAACACCACAGGGCATGGTGCGATGAAGCGGCCTCGTGGAAGGTCGTCAGATCGGCTGACGGTTATACGACCTGGGATAGCCTGCTGTTCGGCCTTCGCCTCGGGGATGATCCTCGCGTAATTGTCACTACAACACCGAAGCCGGTCAATCTGATTCGAGAATTGCTGGCCGATCCGACGACGATGGTCACGCGGGGTGCGACCCATGAGAATCTGGCGAATCTGGCCCCGGTTTATAAGGACATCATCGGGAAGTATGAAGGTACGACGCTCGGCAGGCAGGAGCTTTACGCTGAGGTCATCGATGACCTACCGGGGGCACTGTGGACGCACCGGCTGATCGAGTCGCTTCGCGTCAAGCAGGCTCCGGACCTGAAGCGGATCGTTGTAGCCATTGACCCATCGGCGACTTCTACCGAGCAATCAAACGAATGCGGCATTGTGGTCGCGGGCGTCGGCATCGACGGTCACGGCTATCTACTCGACGATCTTTCTGCCGTGCTGAGCCCGGAAGCTTGGGCGCGCCGAGCGGTCAATGCTTATGAGGACCGCCAAGCGGACCGCATCGTGGCCGAGGTCAATAATGGCGGTGAAATGGTGGAGCTTACGATTCGCACCGTCGATCCGAAAGTGCCGTATAGGGCGGTTCATGCTTCACGCGGCAAACGAACGCGAGCCGAGCCAGTGAGCGCGCTCTACGAGCAAGGCAAGATCCACCACGTCGGCGGCTTTCCGGACCTCGAGGACCAGTTATGTAATTGGCGACCGGACATAGGGGATTCCCCCGATGATCGGATGGATGCTCTAGTGTGGGCCTTTACCGACTTGCTGATCGGCATCAAACCGAAGATCCTTGTAGGCGCGGGTGGAGTGAAACGGGTGAGTCCCTGGAGAAACGTATAACGTGGCCTTTCTTGATTTCTTTCGAAAGCAGAAACCGTCGAAACCGTTGAGTGAGATCGGCGCGACGGGGCTGGACCGCCCACGTAACTTCGGGACCATCGAAGAGGAATTCGCGCTCAACCTTCGGGGCCGCAATGCCTTCCGGGTCTACCGGGAGATGAGAGACAACGATAGCGTCATCGGCGCCGTCATGTACGCCATCGAAATGATGATGCGCGGCGTCGAGTGGCGGATCGAAGGTGCTACGGAAACCGGTGAGGATGAAACGAATCGGCAGTTTGTCGAATCCTGCATCGACGATATGAGCCACACCTGGGAGAACTTTCTTTCCGAGGTGGTGACGATGCTGACCTTCGGTTTTTCGACTTTCGAGACGGTCTACAAGATTCGAGGCGGCGATTCGCCGGATCCAAAACGGCGCAGCAAGTTCACCGATGGCAAATACGGCTGGCGCAAGTTCGCGCCGCGTGCTCAGGATGCGATCTCCGATTGGCAGTTCGACGAGGATGGCGGGATTCAGGGTATCTGGCAACTGGCGCCGCCCGACTATCAGCGCGTCTTCATCCCGATCGAAAAGCTGCTGCTGTTCCGGACCACTTCGGTAAAGAACAATCCCGAGGGGCGCTCCGTTCTGCGGAATGCCTATCGAGGCTGGTACTTCAAGAAGCGGATCGAGACTTACGAGGCGATCGGTGTCGAGCGGGATCTGGCCGGTTACCCCGTCGTGAAGATTCCCGGCGAGATCATCAAGGCTGGCGGGGCTGATTACGAGTCCTGGAAATCCTTCGTTCGCGACATCCGCCGCGACGATCAAGAGGGTGCGGTACTGCCTTCCGACCGCGATGAGCACAACAACGCTTTGTACGAGTTCGAATTACTGAGCACCAGGGGCAGTCGGCAATTCAACACGACCGAGATCATCAACCGTTATGATCAGCGGATTGCGATGACGGTACTAGCCGACTTCGTGCTACTCGGCCATGAGAAGGTCGGTAGCTTCGCGCTGGCAAGCTCCAAGACAAACCTGTTCAGCGTGGCGCTCCAGGCGTTCATGAACGAGATCCGATCTATCATCAACCGGATCGCCATCCCGCGATTGTTCATGCTGAATGGGATGCAGGCGAAGGAGTTGCCGACTCTCGAGTTCGGCGACATAGAGGCTCCGGATCTCACTGACCTTGGGGAGTACATCGGCAAACTCTCGGGGGCCGGCGCGGACCTGTTCCCCGATCTCGACTTGGAGAACTCACTACGCCGCAGGGCCAGCTTGCCGGAGAAAAGTGAGGAGCTTCAACAGGAGCAGCAAGACACGAAGGAACGGCTACGTCCAAAGTTTCCGCCCGCCAACGAAGACGAAGACGAAGGCGACGACGACAAGGACGTTGAAGATGAGGAGTAAGTAATGGATCGAAAAGTCGATGCAGTTGAAATCCTGCTTGCGATTTTCGTGCTACTGCACTTGATCGCTGTATTTGTGTCTCAGGAGTTCTGGCCGGATTCCGAGCGACTCTATTCGCTGCTCTCGAACAATCTGAACAGCTTCACGATCGCGCTGTTCACCGCGCTCGGCGTCGGCAGGGTCAACGGCTACCGCGTTCAGCGGGAAGAGAAGAAACAGGCGCAGATCGACGTAACATCCCATGCTGGCTGACATCACATCGCTGCGGAAGGCGCAGACAAAGGCCAATGTCGAGGCGTGGCTGTGTAACTTCTATCAGGTCAGGCGCTGGTCGGACTATGGATGCCAGACTGTCGAGATTATCGAGTCCCGCGAAGATCGCTGCTTGCTATCTTACTCACCCGAGTTCGAAGCATGGCTCCAGGCCATCATGGATCGATGGGACTTACTGATCGGCAAGCATAAACCGATTGGCCGCAAGACCGCCGTGAAGGGCTGGCGCGAACGGATAGCGAAGTGGGCCGCACAGATCATTCATCACTACGATGTAGAAGTCGGCCCGTTTTTCGAGTTCGATTTCGATCCGCACAATCCGAATTGGGGATTGTTCTATACAATCCTTCACATCAAGGATGCCGCCAAAGAGAAACTGACTGGCCGGCGCGTCGATCCGTTCAAGGTCGCCGAGGCGCTTCGGAAGCGCGGTATCAAGGTTTCTGATGTTCGTCAAACTCCGCAAAGCATCGCCGCTTGAGAACGTCGACCCGGTTACTGCTGTCGCCGCCCGGATGGAGCCGAAAGTTCGCCAGTCGTTTCTAACTGCCGTTGAAAAGCTCAAGGGCAGTGTCCGGATGGGGCAACTTCGCGCGGCGCTGCTTCGCAGCGATGTCAATGCGGTTTTTCAGATTCTCGGGATGGCCGAGGCGATCCAGCAGACCTTCGAGGGCATGGGCTTCAGTCCCGAGGAGCTTTCCATGCAGGAGGCCATCGCGCAAACCTTTCAGGACGGCGCGAATGCCGCCATGAAGAAGCTGCCCAAGAAAATCGGCACTGACGTTCGATTCGATCTGATGAATCCGAAATCGGTAGAACTTCTCAGGGCCTACGAGTTCGAACTGATTCGAGACGTCACCCAGGAAACGGTTGAGGGGATCCGCGACGTCGTGCTGAGAGCCTTTCAGGAAGGCGGGCATCCTTACGAGCAGGCCCGCGAGATCCGCGATGTGATCGGGCTAACGGCACGCCAAGAGCAGGCCGTCAACAACTTCCGGCGCGCGCTCGAATCTGGGATACCTCAAGATGTGCGGCGGGCGCTCGAGCGGGAATTGCGCGATCATCGTTTCGATCCAACACTTTTGCGGGCACTGAGTAGCGGAACGAAGACGCCTCAAGCGAAAATTGATGCAATGGTAGCCCGTTATCGGCAACGTTACTTGAAGCATCGCGCTGAAGTGATCGCCCGCACTGAGACGATCCGGGCCGCGAACCTGGGTCAGCAGGCGCTCTGGCGCCAGGCCCTCGACCAAGGGTTGATTCCGCCGACTGCCGAGCGCGTCTGGATCACCGCAGGCGATGAACGGACCTGTGATTTCTGTGGGCCGTTGGATGGCATGACAGTCGGGCTCGAGGACTATTTCAGCAGTGCAGCCGGCAATCGCAGCTACACGACACTGACGCCGCCGCTTCACCCCCAATGCCGATGCTCGCTTGGACTGGCAGCGGCGAGCCTGAGGATCGCAGCATGAGCAGGAATACTACGCCGCTCGCTGATTCGGTTACTTTTGTTTTGGCGCTCTCCGATGAGTTCATGAAGTCGGTTGATGCTGTAGTAGATCATGCGATGTTCGCCGCCGAGACCGGCACGATGACGCCCGAGCAGGCCCGCGCGTTCGCCGAGGAAGAGATTATTCGGCTGGCCCGCGCTGGCTTGACGATTCGCCGCAAATAACACGGCCATTATATTTCACACGGACAAGTTAAAATGCCTTACTCCCAAAACGCGGAGCTGCCTGAAGGTGTGCGCCGGTTGCTGCCGGACCACGCCCAGGAGATCTTCCGCAACGCCTTCAACTCGTCCATCAAGCGTGGACTGAGCGAGGCCCGAGCGTTCGCCAGCGCCTACGGTGCGATCGAGAACGCCGGATATAAGCGGGGAGAGGATGGCAAGTATCATCGGGTCGCCAAGACGGAAGCGGAGCGACTGGCCGAGTATTCGAAGCAGGGGAAAGATCAAGCTGCCGCTGTCTCTGGGAAGATCGAGGCGCCTACTGGCGAATTTACGCTGGAAGCCGAGATTACCAAGCTCGATGACGAGAAGCAACTCGCTTTCGGGTGGGCGAGCATCGTTATCGACAAAAAAGGCGTCGTCTCCGACGCGCAAGGCGATCAGATCAGCGAGGCCGAGATCGAAGACGCCGCTTATCGATTCGTGCTTAGGAAGCGCAAGGCTGGGGAGATGCACGAAGTCATTGGCGTCGGGCAGCTTGTCGAATCGATGGTATTCAGCCGCGAGAAACAGAAGACCCTTGGCGTTGACCTCGAAAAGTCCGGCTGGTGGGTTGGCTTCAAGGTGGACGATCCGGATACGTGGAAGAAGATCAAGAGCGGCAAGCTACAGGCTTTCTCGATCGGCGGGAAAGGCAAGCGGGTTTCAATGTAACTCTCTGGCGTTGTCAATGGGAATCATGCACCCCTAAGTTCCTGCGGGTACTTGGGCGTAATCATTAAAGGGCAAAATAGTTCCATCCTGACAACATTTTGACACCTATGGGAGCAAAGCATCGTGTCGTCTCCGAGGGCATCGCCGAATGTGCGCCTCATCGATCAGATCGCCGAGGGTTTGCGCCTGGAGGCGTTCAAACTCGAACTGGCGTCTTCGGCGAGTCCCGATTCTCGGGGCATTCGGGTTATTCGGCGCAGAATCATTTCCCTGCTGGCCGAACTCGACAAAGTTCTCGCTGATGATTCTGGGGCAAGTATAGGTACAGGAAACCCTTAACCCTTCCTTTCGCCTTGCCTGCAAAGCCCCATCAATGGGGAGGTCCGAACAGATGGCAACGAAACTTACCGACATCGACGTGGAGGAAGTGTCCTTCGTCGATAAAGGCGCCAACAAGGGCGCAAAGATTCTATTGTTCAAGGCCGGGGAGCCGCCGACGCTGGAAACGGTCGTGACCAAGTACGCCGAGCAGATGATCATCGGCAAGGCGGTTTCCTTTGATGACGCACTGGCGACGCTGGAAGCCTTCGAGGAAGTGCGCGAGATCGAGCAGGAGTTCAATCGGATGTTCGAGGCTCTCCATCGGTCGATCAACAGCGTCATCGCCGATCCCGAGATCAGCGCGAAGCGCAAGCAGATCGAGGGCAGGGTGAAACAGTTTCTCGATGAAGTAAAGCAGCGGGCGAAAGTCGCCAAGGCTGCCGACAACGATCTTACCCGCAGCGATGCGGGCAACACCAATAGGGAGGATACGCACATGACTCCGCAAGAATTGGAGAAGAAATTCGGAGATCAGGAAACGAAGATCACCGAACTCACGAAGCGCGCCGAGGCCGCGGAGCAAAAGCTGGTAACGGCCGAGGCGGAAGTGAAGAAGGCCAAGGAAACCGCCAACACGGATCCGGACGCCGAACTGAAGAAGAAACTCGCGGCATTGCCCGAGGACGTTCGCAAGCAATTCGAGGACGTTCGCAAGGACAACACGGACCTTCGGAAGCGCGTCGACGCCGCCGAGGATGCGGTGCAGATCGCCGAGTTCACCAAGCGGGCTGCCGCCGAGATTTCGACGCTGCCGGGAACGGTCGAGGCCAAGGCTCGCGTACTGCGCCTGGTTTCGAAGTTCGAGGAAGCCGACCAGAAGGCCGCGTTCGAAATGCTGAAGGCCGGCGAGCAGCACGCCAAGCTCGTACTGGCCGAGAAGGGCCATACCGGGGAAATCGAGGGCTCGGCTTACACCGAACTCGAGAAGAAAGCGAGGGAGATCGCCAAGGCGGAATCGG